AGGCGCTCACGACGGTCGTCGGCCCCTACGATTCCTACTGGCTCTTCGGCGGCGCGTCGGCGGAGTATCTCCACGTCGTCCTCAAGGTCAACTCGAGACAATACCGCCATTTCCATGTCGGGATGCTCACGCCGCTCCACGACGATCTCGACGCCGACTCGTTCTACATCACGGCCCATCAGATCTCGAACCTCGACCCGGACGATCTCGACGGCGCGAACCGCTTCGGCGGCTCGAATACGCAGAACACCGAGCATCAGCCCTACTCGGACTTCCATCGCTATCCGTTCCAGTTTCGGAACCGGAACAACCTCCAGTTCTCGGGCGAGAACATCCGCAACCGGGGCCTCCTCCTCTTCATCCCGAACCTGGGCGCGCTCGGTTATGACTGGTATCACAACCTCAACCAGCAAGGGAACGCCGACTCGGGAAGCCGCAACGCGACGACGAGCGGCAACATGAGCGACGTCACGACGACCGAGAAGACGATCGGCGGAGTCAACGCGACCTCGGACGCGGTTCTCTTCGGCGTCGCGAATTGCTCGGGCTACAACGACGGCCTCGGGACGGCGATGTTCTACTCCGACCCGACCTTCACGGCGAACTCCCAGGCGCTCATCCCGATCCTCATCGGCGTCACCGTCGACTTCGAGAGTGATCGGCGGATGGCTCCCGTCGCCCAGATCCCCGACCTTTTCAGGATCAACATGAACAACCTCGACCCGGAGCAAGAGATCCTCATCGGCTCCGACACCTACGTCGTCTTCCCGATGACGAACAAGGACTCCCAGAACACGCTCGATAATGAGGGCTACACGGGCTTCGAGGGCCTCGCCTACAAGAAGATCACGGCGGACGCGAGCTAAATCATGGCGGACAAGGGCGCCTTTTCTCTCGGGGTCCTGGAGTATTCTCCCGGGAACCCCCAGTTCCCAGTCCTTCCGACCGGGCCGCTCCAGGGTACGGTCGACAACTTCTACTCCGCCGCCTCGCTCACGTTCGAGAAGGGCGTCGTCGTCACGCTGGCGGAGCGGAGCGCGACGAAGAAGGACCTCTTCGCCGACTGGTATCTGGGGACGACTTGGGTCTCCCCGGTTCCGGTCGACTTCGGCAACATCACGGCCACGAAGACGCGCCAGGTCATCCTCCACAACACCCGGCGGGCCTCCGTCCAGCTCACGGCCATCGACGTCTCCGCGATCCCCGGGTTGACCGTGATCTCGGCGGCCCCGCCGATCACGATCCCGTCCTACTCGTCCATCACCGTCACCTTCGAGATCACGACAACGGGCGACGCGGCCTTCGACGAGAACGTCCTCTTCACGGTCGACGGCGGCGACATCGCGGTCCGCTTCATCGGCCGGCGGCTCATCATCTACAACACGCTCCCCCAGAAGCCGATCAAGGAGACGATCGCCTTCATCACCGACCGGATGGTCTCGATCAACGGGATCGAGCAAGTCATGGAACTCCGCCAGCTCCCCAGGTCGACGATCAGGATCGTCGAGCGATTCGAGGACAACGTCCGCCGCTCGAGCCAGCTCAACGTAATCAACGCCGCCGGCTTCCTCCGGGTCGGGATCCAGCTCTGGTATGAGGCCCGGGAGATCGACGTCGCGGCGGCGGCCATCGACACGGTCGTCCAGATGTCGACCGACGACGGAGAGTTCGCCGTGGGTCAAGAGATGAGCTTCGTCACCCCGGCGGGCGTTCCGACGAACGCGATCTCGGTCCTCTCGTTCACGCCGACCGCCGTCACCCTGGAGAGCGCGGTCGGGATCGTCCTCCCGCTCGGGACGGTAGGGATGCCGATCAAGTATGGCTTCCTGAGACCGAAGGGGACGATCCACACCTGGCCGATCAACGCCGAGGACATCACGCTCGACTTCACGATCATCGAGTATCGGGACATCGCCGCGCTCAATCTGGCCTACTTCGACACGCATCCGCTCGAGCCGCTCGCCCCGGTATTGATCCAGCCGCTCTTCATGTCCGGGCGGAATCGGACGGGCTTGATCGAACAGAACCTCGACGTCTTGGACTCGAGGACGGGCGACATCGCCAGCCGTCGACAAGAGGCGCTCGCCCGCCCGGGGATGGACGTCCTCGTCCATCTCAACACGCTCGCCGATCAACACGCCTGGCGACAGTGGATCTACTACGTCCGAGGCTCGTGGCGGCCCTTCTACATCCCCAGCGGGACGAACGACCTCCCGCTCGGCGTCGACTTCACCCTCGGCGGGAACACCTTCTCAATCATCAATCAGGGCCTCGAGGAGGTCGACACGGCGGTCTCGCCCCGGCGCGATCTCAAGCTCACCATCGAGGGCGTCGACTACATCCGGAGGATCACGAGCGTCGCCGACGCCGGGCCGAACGAGGTCGTCACCATCGACTCGGTCATCCCGGGCGCTGGAACCGTCCCAGCCGACGAAGTCAAGATCTCATGGCTCTATCAGGTTAGGATGGAAGGCGACACCGCGACCTTCAACCACTTGCGGACGGGCGTGGCCGAGCTCCGCTTCCGCGTTCAAGGAGTCATCGCGCTATGAGTTTCGACGCTTTTGAGACCGGAGACGGCTCCCCGGTTGAGCTTTTGACGTTCGCGAACGGCCTCGAGAACTTCCGCTTCACGAACCAGCTCGAGCCAGTGACCGTCGGCTCGTTCGTCTTCGAGCCGCTTCCCTACACGCGGAGCTCGTGGTCACAGTCGAAGGATCAGGACGACAACAACATCCGCATGACGGCGCCGAAGGACTTCGCCGTCGCCCAGCTCTACCAGGGAACCCTCTCGTCGAACGTGACGACCGTCCGGATCGAGAGGTTCCACGCGGACGACCAGCCGACGCCCGAGATCCAAGTCGCCTGGAAGGGCCAGATCGTCTCGCTCCAGTATTCCGGGGACAACGTCGAGTTCCTCATGGAGCCGCTCACGAAGGGGACGGAGGTCACGCCGCCCGACACGTTCTCGGCTCAATGTAACGCCTTTTTGTTCGAGTCCCCCGGGTGCCTTCTCTCGGGCGACGACTTCAAGTTCGTCGCCACGGCGACCTCGATCACGCCCGACGGCCTCGAGCTGACGTTCAACGGCCTCCGGGTTCAAGCCGAGGCGCTGGATACTATCCACGGCGGCCCGCCCGGCTCGCTCAGTTCCGCCGAGCTGGACATCTACTGGCAAGGCGGCCACATCCGAACCGGGGCCGGCGAGATCCGCGACATCATCGAAGGCGACGTCGGCAGCGATCCCGACACGGTCAGGATCCAGCTCCCGTTCCGGAGCTTCGTCGCTGGCGAGGGCGCGAGCGTCTTCGCCGGGTGCAACCTATTGCTCGACATCTGCCAGCGGAAGTTCGACAACGCGATCAACTTCCAGGGCTACCCCTACATCCCGGAGATCGACCCGGCGAACACGGAGCTCCCGCCAGGCTCACGGACAAGCCCGACGAAGTTCGCGGGGCCTCAGTAGATGATCTGGGTCCAGCTCCTCATGTGGGTCGTCTCGTTCATCCTGACGGACTACTTCCGCGAGCGTCTCCCCAGCCAGACGGCCTCGGGGCTCGGCGACTTCAACATCCCCACGGCGACCGAGGGCCGCCCGGTTCCGATCTGTACGGGCGGGACGGTTCGCTTCGAGGCGCCGAATTGCATCTGGTATGGCGACTTTGTCGCGGAGGACCGGACGGTCGAGACTGGCGTCATCTTCAAGAAGGACGAGGTCATCGGCTTCACCTACTTCCTCGCGCTTCAATACGCGCTCTACAAGGGGCCGAGCGCCGGGATCACGGGCGTCTGGATCGGCGACGACCGTGTCTTCGATCATGTCGTCGACGCCGCCGGCGTCCCCCAGACCGTCGTCGACGTAGACCGCGACGATCTCTTCGGCGGGATAGACAGCGGCGGCGGCTTCGTGGGCCGGGTCCGCCTCTTCGACGGCGCCGAGGATCAGGCCGTGAGCGCCTTCCTCGCGACTCACCCAGACCTCGATCCGCTCCCCGCCTATCGCGGGACGACCTACGTCGTCATCACGAACCTCGCGGAGAACGGCGGCGCGAACATCGGCGAGTCGAACCAGCTCCGCTTCATCCGCGTCGAGCTCCAGACCTTCGACGACCTGGCGGGAACCGCGGGCCACCCGGGCCTCGGCGATTCCTTGAGCCTCGGCAACGATCACCACTTCATCGGCCCCGATCTCAACCCGATCGTCGCCGCTTGGGACGTCTGGACGAACACGCGCTGGGGCCGGGGCTTCGGCCTCTCCGACGTCGACATCAACAGCTTCCGGGCCGCCGCCGAGACGGTCTTCGCCGAGGGGATCGGCTGGACGAACATCCAAGACGAACAGACGACGACCGGGTCGATCCAGGACCTCATCGAGCAACACGTCGACGGCTACATCGGCCCGAACCCGCTCACCGGACTCATCGAAGTCACGCTGGCCCGGCCAGACTACGTCGTCGGCAACCTCCCGCTCGTGATCGACGTCGGGATGTCGGCGAACCTCCTCGAGGTCAAGCAATGGGATCAAGGCGACTGGTCGAACACGTTCAATCGGATCCGCATCCGCTACACGAGCCGCTCGAAGGACTGGAAGGAGACCCACGCGGTCGAGACCGCCGCCGGGAACCGCATCATCCAGGGCCGAACCAAGACCTCGGAGATCCGCTTCCCCGGCTGTCACACGGCCAGCGTCGCCGCCGTCATCGCCGCCCGGGAGAAGCGCGGCCTCTCGATCCCGCTCCAGAAGGGGACGATCCTCGTCAATCGGACGACCTACGAGCTCCGCCCGGGCCAAGTCTTCCGACTGACCTCCTCCCAGGCCGAAGTGACCGATCTCCCCGTCCGCGTGACGAAGATGTCGCTCGGGGACACGACTCAGCAGTCCATCGAACTCTCCGTCGTCGAGGACATCTTCGGCAACGAGCCAGCGACCGTCGCGCCGACACCCGACTCC